AAGGCAACATGCGATTTAATTTTTTTTAAAATTTGTATAGTGGCAAATTTATATGTTATTTTTTGATTGAGTGCAAGGGATCCTTACATAAAAGTACGATTTCAGCGATGTGGCGTTTATCTAAGTTGCCACAGAAACTTGGGGGGCCGAATCACTAATTTTATTTTCTCTATCAGCAATTTTAAACTCTTCAGCTTTGATCTGAGTGATGATACTTCTAATTTTCTCATCAATTTCGACCATATTAAGAGTATATTTTCCGTGTTGATTATACTCATACTGCCACCCTAACTCCAAGGACCGTTTTTGTTTGTACAGGTCTTCGGTCATTACTAACCTCCTCATAGGTTATTCTTCGTGTATCTCGGTACATTCCCGTTGATTCCCACTTTATACTCTTATCTCCTAATTTGTCAAGGATAGATTGTTCAATAGATTTAGGATTATCTTCCGTTAAAACTTCAAATTTAGCGTGATAATCGTAAGCCCATATTTGTATTAGGAATTTTTTAAGCATTTCTTACCTTATTTGTAAAATGTGGCGGAACTATGTCCCGCCACAAATTTATGTTGGATTACGCACCCTCTACACCGAAGATACCTCTATAGTCAGATACTCCAAATGAGTATCTTTCTCTAGCTTTGTATCTAACGTTGCCAGTATCGAAATCACCTTCCATAGCAGTTTTTAAAGCTGCTCTTTGGAACATTTTCATACCGTTAGGGACATCAGTAATGACGTACCAACTATCTGTATCAGTTAAGAAATTGTTCACTCTATAACCTTGAGGAACCATTCCCATTGATACTACAGCGTTGATATCATTATCTGCTGTTCCAGTTCTGCCTGGAGATTTCATCAATCTCTCAGCAACGAACTGATTAGCTGAAGGAATAACCATTTTCATTCCTCTTGATGCGACTCTGATTCCACGTTCATCAGTCATGCCAGCAATGTCAATCAATGCTTGCTCTAATGATGTTTCGTTTAAGTCTGCTTGCGTTGTTAAAGTATTTTTAACTACTGTTCCACTAACCGTTGGGTGATTAGTTGTGAACAAAGATACAGCATCACCAGAATCAAAATTATCCGTTGAAGGAAGACCTTGAATCAAAGGTGTTACTGCTTTTACTTGTTTCGCATTAGACATAGATCTTGCTAAAGCTTTTGTATATCTAGACGCAAGTCTGTCATACAAATTGTCTTCAATAGCTTCTTCAGTTATTGAGAATGCTAAAGCAATAGTGTCGTGTGTGTAACGTGCAGTGTAAGTTTCTTGCGCTTCATCGTAAGCAACGCCTGATCCTTCCACTTTAACGTTTGCGTTTGCAAAACCACTTAACATTACTTCTTCTTCAAAAGCTCTGTCTGATGATTCTGTTGTATAAATTTCAGCATGCTGATTTTCATACCTGTTTGTACTCCAGGCCGAATAGTGCATTCAAACCTGGTTCTAGTTCTTTCACTAGCTGTGCTCGTGATATTGCCATGTTATTATGCTCCTAAGTTCCAGTTCCGACAAATTCGGACAAGTTCTGAACAACTTCTAGAGAACAGAAAGCTGCTGTAAGGTCGTTGTTTTCAACTTCCTCAGCACTTCTTAATAATCTCCAAGAGTGTGTTGTTCCATTTGTTTGTCCGATTTCAAGTGTGCATGTTGATTTTCCAGTTGTCGTGCTTCCGCCTGTATTGGCGTTAACAGAAAACGTTTCCATATACTTCACGTGAGCAGCAGGAACATTTGCAGCTACTGCAGTGTCCGATGCTATTGTGTATTTTTGGAAAGGATAATCATTAACAAACGCTTGTGTGTCTTCACTGTTTGCTGGAGTAATTGTTGCGTCATACCAATGAGCCCAAGTGGGTTTATTAGTAGAAGCTGCATTATAGTAGATTCCGTACAGAACACCGACCGTTGTAACGGTATCGGCGCTTTCACCCGTAATCATATAACCAGCTGACGATTTCATCGCCATGCCGTTAAAAAGATCAACTTTTGCTGCGGAAGCAATCCAATATTGAGAAAGACCTTGAGTCGCAGGTGTGTTACCTAACGTCCCATTTGGTCTAAACCCAAAACCGGATGAGTTTCTATTAGCCATGTTATTACTCCTTAATGTTTACATAAATGTAAACGGGTTGATTTAAATCGATGAGTAGGAAATATTATTTCTTTGTACCACCGAAGGTTACGCGAGACTGCCTACTTACGTCAATAGGCATACTCTTATGCTCTTCCCTCATTAAATCGTTTTCAACCGCTTCGTTCTGACCTTCTGCTTGTTTAGCAAAATATTCAGTACGAGACTTCGCAATTTCTTCGGGTACCCTTGCGAGTACAAGGCCACCAACCCCGATAATCCCCTTGTATTTTCCTTCAGTGACTACAGGATAATCTTGATCTTTATATTCATCGGCTCTCACCAATTCATAACCGGATCTTAATCTTCCAGAGATATTTTTAGAATCTTGAAATCCTAAACTCTCTGCCCGTATCCATCTGTGCCTGAATCCATCAGGTGCAGGGGGTGCATCTAGAGAAGATGGAGGAGTCCACACTTTTGGTCTTTCAGTATTTGACCGTGTTTGACTCGCACGAGAAGTTTCTTTTGTTTCTTTTTTCATATGCTTATGCTCCTTCCGTGAGTTTTATTTGTTTTGCATACTCTTCGAGTGGCACACCTAATTTTTTAGCTATTGCTACCTGTGAAGATGTGAGTCTCACAGTTGTGCGTCCAGGTCTTACACTTCTCTGAGCTGAAGCAACCAACTGATTGGTCTTGGACGTTTGCTCTACATCACCACCTTTAGCAAATTTATGAGGAAAGTCAACTTTTATTCTTTTATTAACTTCAGAATAATAGTCGTCCGATTTAGGGTCGAATCCTTCATTTACAAGATCCTTGTGAATTTCAAAGGCAGTAAAGGTCATGGCTCGATCTTTGCCAAACCATGTATTTTTACTAGCCCAAGCTTCTGCTTGAGGATCAGGTTCCGGTAAACTTTGCGGAGTTTGCTGTGGTAATCTTCCACCGTCTGATAGTTGCGCAGGTTCCTGTTCAACTGGTTTATTTGCTTTGGCTTGCTCTAATTTAGCATTATCAAAGGCTAATGTTGCAATCCGTTTATTAGCTTCAACTTGAGCTTTAGCATCTCCAGATTCAATAGCACCTGCTAATTCTTTTTGAGCAGACTCCATTCCTGTTTTTACATTTTCTCAAATCTAGACCAATAATCAGTATCCATTTTTTTAAATGTATTCTGATCTTCTTTTCTTTGAGATTCTAAAGCAGAAGCATATTCAACAGCCGCGCTTTCTCTACGTTCTGCTTCTCTCATTTTTCTTGTGAGTTTAGCAATACGTGATTGAACACCTTTACTGTATTCCTCTAACTTAGAATCATCTTCTTTAACTGGTTCTTCTTTTACTTCTTCTTCTTTAACTTCTTTTACTGTTTCTTCTTCCTTGGTTTCTATTACTTCTTCTTTTACTTCCTCTGGTAAAGTTACATCGACTTCAGGTCCTGAAGTATCTAAATCTACTTTTGGTTTTTCTTGTTTTATTTTATTTTCCTCTGGCATAGTTCCTTCCTATGTTAGTATTTGTGCAGGATATCTGTTGGATCCTGTACGGTTGCTAGTATTTCATCTTCGTTTAAAAGACGAACTTCCCCACCTTCAATTTCTATTCGTGATCCTGCATAACGTGCAAAGACCACCCAATCACCCACCTTGCACCACGGACCGTTTGGATATCTCTCTTTATCCTTATAACAAGCGTCTCCCATTGCAAGTACACTTCCGCATTGCGATGCAACTTGTTGTCGATCTATAGTTTCATCTCCTAGTAAGATTCCGCCTTTAGTTTTTTCATCCATTCTAAATGGTAAAACTAGCATTCTCCAACCAGTAGGTTTGGGTAATTTTGTTTTTTCTTTTGTGACTTCTTTTTGTTCTTCTGATCTCTTTAAACCGACTAAATCCTTATTTGGTAACTGGATTTTTTGTGTTGATGTCGACGACTGTTCCTTCATTTTGCTCCTTCTCATTAAGCAGGTTAGAGATTTCCTGTTTAGTTGCCTCTAAGGCATTTATTTGTCCTATTATATACTTGTATGTTTCCATACTGTCAACCCCTCCGGACGTTACTGAGATTGCCAATTGGTGTATTCTTTTATCTAACCCTCTTTGTAATTTATAGATTATATTTTCTAAACTCATATTAAGTCTTTATAATACTTCTCATAACTTTCATTTGAAACAGGCGCGCCTGCTAAATCACTTTTAATATGAGATCCAATATATTTTTCCTTTGCAGGATATACAAAATCTTTTTTTATTTCACCTGTTTCTTTTTTACTTCCAACAGGTTTTCTAGAATTACCAACAATGGGGCTATATCTTGGGTTTACCATTAATCTTTTTTA